AGCCGCAGACGCTGCGACAGCTGCGACAAAAGCCTTGACAGCGCAAACAAATCACATAACATTTCAGATGAACTCCGAGGACGGAGGACTTGACATTGTTTATACAGAATAATTAGAACTTGTAGCAAACCTGCAGGTTCTTTTTATATACAAAAATAAAGGAGGAACAAACAGAAATGGCAACAGGAGACCAGACACTCATTAATTTCCCACGCGAAAGCACTATGAAAGAAATTTCACAGGCATTGCAGACAATGGCACTCACCCAGGCAGCAAACATGGAGAATTTATCAGACTGGGCGAAATTCAGCGGACTTTCCAGAAACGGGATGATTCCAAAGATTTTAAATTATGGAGATCAGATCCTCGAAAAATGGAAAGACACTGCAGCAAATCAAGAATACGACTTCCCGTGGCAGTACACACATTCTGAAAATGTAGAGCTGGAGGACGGAGAAGTTATTCCAGGAACATTCCTGGAAGCACATTACACAACTCCGTTCGGCTTACAGTTTAGTAACCGTGCATTCTTGCGTTGTCCAGATGGACTGGCAGCAGGGACCTATCATTTGATGCTGCAGCAGAACTGGGGAAACAATGCAAAAGCAAACACATATTGGCAGTTTACTTTAACTAAAGACGTACCAGCAGGCGGATCAGTATATGGATTCACACAGATGCCGGACGTTGCGCCGAGCAACTGGAAAGCAACATCTTACGCTGCAGACGGAATCACCACAATTGAAACCGTGGCAGTTGCATCCGGATCAGACGGAACAGATCTGGGAACCATGCAGTACGCAACCAGAAACGGAAACCTCAACAGTATGCAGGAATCAGCATACGGCTGGAACCGCTGGAAATACTCAGCGGCCCGTCAGTGGCTCAATTCAACACAACCAAAGGGCAAATGGTGGACAAAACAGGACGACTGGGATATTGCACCGAGTCAGTTAGCCACAAAAGACGGTTTCCTCTGCGGAATGCCTGCGGATATGCTGGCAGCATTAAAGACGGTCAAAGTAACTACACTTGCGAACACGGTCAATGATGGCGGCGTGACAGATATCACATACGACAGAGTATTCCTTGCATCCATGTCTCAGATGAATGTCAACATGAGCAAAGAGGAGGGAGCAGTTCACGAATACTGGCAGCGGAGAACAAATTCAAAAACACCAATTGAACCATGGAAAACCTATCCGATTATGATTAGATATTCAGCTGCGAACCACACATCACCTCAGTTTGTGCTTTCTCGTTCAGCTAACCGTGGCGGCGCTTGCTCCGTCATGAGTGTGGGCACCAGTGGCTACGTCAGCCACGCGCGCGCATGTTACTCGTTTGTGTATGCCCCGCTTGTCGTCGTATAATCAGCAATCAAATAATCCCTGCACCCACGGATGCAGGGATAGAAAGGAAAAGAAATGGCAGTTAAAGCAGGTGAGAGAAATGTACCGGACACACCACAGAATAGACAGTTAAATGCAGTATGGTACGCAAGAGAGCTGGCGGTCTATACGATTCAGATCTGCAAGAATAAAAAGGTATTTCTTCCGGAATATCAATCCGCGCTCACGGACGATATCATCCGGACCGCGAAAGACATTTATATAAATGCCTGGACCGCAAACAACATCCGGGTAACAGAAAAGAATAAGAAAGAATTATGGCTCTGGAGAAGCAAACTACAGCGTCAGGCGATTCTGGATTGTAACAACTTGCTTGCACTGATCGGGCTTGCACACCCTCTCTTTCACCTGAAAGGCAAAAGAGTAGAATACTGGTCAGAACAGACGCTCAAAGTTAGAAACTATATCAAAAAATGGCGAGAATCTGACGTAGATCGGTATTCATAAATACATGGGATGTAGGCTATCACCTCAGAATGTGTTTTCTCGTTCAGCTAACCGTGGCGACGCTAACTACGTCATGAGTGTGGGCACCAGTGGCTACGTCAGCCACGCGCACGCATGATACTCGAATGTGTATGCCCCGATTGTCTTCCTAAAAGCATTATGGTTATTGCATAGCAATGATCGCCTTGAAGATATAGACAAGGAGCCGAAATCCCTGGCATAAGCCTAAACAATACCGCGGATAATCGAAAGAGACAGCGCGTGACTCACACGAGCCTGCCAGCACTGAGAAACTACGGAAATACAAAAGATGAAAGACTATATAACAAGTTATGACAGCTTGTACGAATCCATGATGAAGTGTAAGAAAGGAGTAACCTGGAAGCCCTCTGTTAAATCATTTGTATTGAACGGAGAGGAAAACATACTCCGCATGAAACACCAGCATCAGGACGGAACATGGAAGAATGGGAAACCTAAAACAGTTTTGGTTACATATCCAAAACGCCGGGAAGCTCTGAGCATTCCGTTTAAGGATCGCATATATCAAAGGAGTATCAACGACAACTCCCTTTATCCTCAAATGACACGGGGATTCACTTATGCAAACTGCGCCTGCCAGACAGGAAAAGGAACAGATTTTGCAAGGGGATTAGTCAAAAGATACTTATGGAATTATTTCTGTAATTACGGCCTGGACGGATGGATAGTTCAAATTGATATTCACGGATATTATTTGAATATGCGCCACAGTGACGTAGAGAACCAGATCGCAGACAGAACAGACAAAGATACGACAGAAATGTCGTGCGGAGTCTTACGGGATCAGTACGCTGGAGAGACCGGATACAATCCCGGATCGCAAATGGTCCAGATCGCAGGGATCTCTCTTTTAGATCCTGTCGATCATTACATCAAAGAACAGCTGCATGTAGAATATTACATAAGGTATATGGATGATTTCTGGATCCTTGTCCAGACCAAGGAAAAAGCGGAAGAGGTTTATTCCGAGACGATAAAGAAACTCCGGAAATATGGTCTGGAGATAAATGAAAAGAAATCCCATATAACACCGCTTAGAAAAGGATTCATATTCCTGGGTTTCGATTACCGGTTAACAAATACAGGAAAGGTGATTATGACACTAAACTCAGACAGCGTAAAACATGAGAAGAGAACCCTCGTAAGAATGGTACATAAATCTCAGAAAGGGAAGCTGGAAGAGAAGAAAGTAGACGAACATCACAACTCCTGGGAAAACAATGCTGACAAAGGTAATTCGTACAAAATGATGCAAAGAACAAACGAATACTTAGAAAAATTGAGAAAGGGTGAAAATCATGGAAGTAAGAAAAATGTCTCAGACTCCTGCAGAAACAGCGGAGGACGAAAACCTCAAAGCAACCGTGGAAAAGCAGAAAAAAATCATCGAAAACCAGAAAGTAACGATTCAGTATCTGGCAGCAATGACAGATGTTTATATTCCGGAAGAGGAGGAAGAGGAAGATGTACAGAATTTTATTGAAAATGAAGAAAATGTATAACCACGAAGACTGGCTGAAAATGGTAGAACAGGCAAAAGAGCGCGGAAAACTCACAGAAGATGAATATAAAAAGCTCACAGAGGAAGAAACATGAGTATCTTAATGGATGTATTAATGTACTTTGCAGGGACAGCCACCGGAGTATTGATTATGTGCATCCTGCAGTTATGCCGGGAGGACAATGATAAGTGACAAAACTTCAAATCATCTCAAGACTCTGGTCTGTAATTTATGACATAAAGCTGAAAACGAAGTCTCAAGACGAAATCGACAGAGAGTTGGATGTTCTGGAATACGAATGCAGAAAATACGCAGACACAGAAGATATAGGAGATTAGAATAATATGGGAAGAATCAGAGCGGAGCCTAAAAAGCTCTTTTTATTTTGCATAATATAAATGTGAGGAAAGGAAAAATGGAAAACGAACTGATTTCAAGGGCGGAGCATGAGGAGTTTCGCAAAAGAATTGAGGAAGAAGACAACCGACAGAACAGACGGATTGAAATTCTGGAAAACAGTGTTCGGCAGCTCCAGGAATTAGTTGCATCTGTACAGACGCTTGCAAATAACATGGAGAACATGGTGAAAGAGCAGGGACAGCAGAGCGCAAGACTGGAAGCTCTTGAGTCAAGAGACGGGGAAAAGTGGCGGACAGTAACAAGTTACTTATTAACAGCTATATTAGGTATTGCAGTTGGAATTATTGCAAAACAGTTTGGATTATAAGGAGGAGCAAAATGTTTAAAAATTGCGTATTTAAGCCAAGCGTAGACACAGTGAAATGGTGGAAGAAAGCAGGAATCAGAGCTGTAAAGACAATGGCGCAGACTGCAGTGGGCGTGATCGGAGCTGGAAGCGTGATCTCTGC